CGGCCGCGAGGGTGGGCGACAGGGCAGAGAGGAACGGATGCTCCTTCTTAATCTGCTCCAGGGCCCGGCCATAATTGACGGTCATGGTCGTCAGCGTCGCAATGGCCGCCGTCACCTTCTCGATGCCGGTGAGGACGATGGGCGCAAACGCCGCACTGAGCTGCATCTTGAGCCCCTGCAGCGCCACGCCCAAGCGATCGGCGGCGTCATCAACCGCGGAGAGGGCCGCCAGTTGCTGTTTGGTCAACACGGCGCCAAAGCGCACGGCGGCCTCACGGCTCTCGTCGAAGGCTCGTGCGCCTCGGTTCAGTATGGGGATGAGTTCGAGTCCGGTCTTGCCAAACAGTTCGACGGCGAGGCGTGCCTTGTCCGGACCATCAGGCAAAGTCTTGAAGCGCTCGGCCAAGGCCCGCAACGTGGACTCGGTCGAACCCAGTTCGTGGATCGAAATGCCCAGTTCGTCGAAGATCACGGCGGCGCGGCTCGCCGGGTCCCGCGCCTCGACCATTTGCCGGGCCAGCGTGCGCATGGCCGTCGTGAGCGATTCGCTCTGCAGATTCGTCTCGGCCATGATGACCGACCAGCCCTGCAGCGTGCTCGTCGCAATGCCCGTCCGCTGCGACAACATGTCAATGGCCTCGGCCTGAGCGCCCGCGCTGAGCGTCATCGTGGTGACGGCTGTCGCGGCGGCCACCATCCCTCCGGCTAGCACTCCGACCGCGGCCGCGCCACCTCGGCTTAAGACGGCCAAGGTATCGAGTGCACGGTTGAGGTTCCCGCCTAACTGCGCACCCGCGTGTCCAGCCGAATCCATGAAGGCATCGAGCGACGTCTGTGCCTTCCTCAGCCCTGCGACGAGGCGGCTGGCATCAGCGATTAACTGCAGCGTGAGCGTGCTCATTTCTGTTGATCCTGGTGCACGCGCGAGAGCACGCGAAACGCGGATCGCACGCGCTCGGCCACGTCCTGCGCTTGCTGCTCGTCGGCCTCCTCGTCCGTCTCCTCAAACGCAGGCAGGTTCGGCACAAAATCTTCCGGCTTTGCAACGGGCTGCGTCTCCCGTACGCGATTGACATTGCGCACCATGGCGGCAATCAGCCCCGCACGCCAGTAGTCGGTCAGCGGTCCAAACGGTTCAATGAGGCTGTAGGCTTCCCATTCTGCAAGCTCCATGCTCGACAGATGTGCCAGGAGCGCCCGTCTCGACGGAAATCCCAGAGCCAGGGCTAGACGGAGCTGGAAGAGTCGCCCTGGTTGGGCTCGGAGTTTTTTACTAACTGCTTCACTTCGTCGTCGCCAATCCCGGAGAGCCGCTTGGCAATGCCAAAGAGATAGTCCAGGGCACGCCCGCTCTTTCTGCCAAGCTGCTCAATTTCTGCCTCCTCGAAAAGGAGCTCTCGCTTCTCATTGCACAGGCATCGCTGCAGCAGCTTCGCCCGGGCGTTGTGCAGATTCGCCTCGTGCTTGGTCCCGCGCACGCGGATCAAGCTTGCCTCCCAGGCGTCTCGCCCTGCGCCGCTCAGTCCACACACATACACGACGCCTGGCCAACCATAGGGACGCATATCGACACATTCCATTGGGATGTCGTCCGCGGCGAGAATAGCCGCTTTGGACAGGACTGGCAGAGTCTGCTCGCTCATGATCCCCTCCTCCTTCTCCGTTGTTCCATCTGATCCACACACACTGACATCTGGTCCACGAATCATGCTGACGCACAGGCTCCCAGGACGAGAGCCTCTGCCCGGCGGCACGCTGGATTATCCGATCGGAATGGCCGCGAATTTTATCGCGGCGTTGCTCGCCTCGTAGTAGAGCATGCCATCGGGCTGTCGCCACCCTTCCGTGCTATCGAACCGCAGCATGACCAGGTCGCCCGGCTCTAGAGCATAGGCTGTAATATCCCCAGTGCGACCCTTTGCGTCAGGGACGCTCGTAATGGTCAGCGTGTGAGAGGCCGTGCCGGTGTTGAGCGCGATCAGATAGAACCCCGCAGTCATGGGTGTCTGCTGCAGGTTCACCGGATCTGCTGGCGTCAGCGCAATGTCCAGCGCATCTGCTGCAGGCGGAAGGCTCGGATAGCTCATGGGCGATTGCAAATTGACCGTCACTCTCGGCATGGTCTGATCCTCCTATGTGGGTTGCCAATGACCGGCTTCCCTCGGTCAGATGCTCAGCTTAAGTCCAAGTCGGTGCTCCAGTCACGCGCAACGTGATTTTTTGCTTAATCACGTCGTCGGTTGGAAATTCATACGGTGCCGATTTCACGAACGCCGCAAACGTGATGGTCTGGAGTCCGCCAGGGAGCACAATTTTCCAGTTGCCCCTTCGCCGGTTGAGCAAATCCGTCCGAATGCCGGTGTGCGTGGTATCGTTCGGCACGTAATTGATCTCGAACTCGATGGTGCCGGCGTCAATGAGCGTGGCCACGAACTCACGGAAGGAGCCCGAGGCGGCCGAGCTGTGCGTGGTCACATCCGCCTCGCCAACTTCCATGCTCGGGCCTGCGATGTTCCGAACCTCCCCGACTGTGGAAAAAACTTCCGGCGATCCACCGTCTCCTCTTTGTAAGAGTGTGCCATAACCTGCTTTAGCTTGCGAAGGCATGCGTCATCCCTCCTCTCGTCGTGTGTTAGCCAGTGAAACCGAATCGCCGCGTAAACTTGACCTGCCAGGTCATGATGAACTGCGCGAAGGGCTGCGCGATTTGCGTCCCCTCGTCCGTCGTCAGGCTCTCCAACTCAAAGCTCTCCGTGTCGGCACTTAGCTGTGGTTGGTTCCGCGCATAGCACGTGAAGACATCCTCGATCAGCTCGTCGAGTTTGGCGCGACAATCTTTCGCGTCGTGGACGTACCCGATCAGCTTGATGAGCACCACGCACGAGAGTCCGTGCATGCGGTCGTGCTCATAGTCTTCGCTCGTCACGACGACGCAGATCGCCGGATACTTCGTCACCTGGTCATACTCGACCCATGCGGACAGAATCTCAGGGGCAACCTTCGAGCGATAGCCGCCTGCCTTGTCGGTCGGCCCGATTTGACGCAGTGCCGCCAGCCAGCGGTCGCGGAGCACGGTTCTGAGGCTCGGCTCAGGCGTCACCTTTTCCCTGCCTCCTGTAAGACCTTCTCGACTTCCGCGCGTGCCACCGTTGCCATGTTCTTCAGCGCGGGCATCTTGACCGGACGTGCCGCCAAGCGAAATCCGCTTGCCAAGAGCGTCCCGCGCACAAAGCGTGATGCGTCTCCGTGCACTGCAATCTTCATCGCTTGGCCTCTCTTCGCCCTGATGGTGCGCGGCGGAACCGTGGCGCCTTGCTCGAAGATGTTCGTCAGCTTGGGGAGCCGCGAGACGGTCGCCGCCACCATGGCCGGATTCACTGTGGTCGACGTCCGCATGGCGCGCGCGGCTGCATGCAGACGACCCGTGCGACGTCTGAATTGCGCGTTCAGCAGCCGTCGCGCGCTCGTGCGACCGGCATTGGCGACGCGCCTCATGGCTGCACGGAGCCGCTTGAAGGTGAGCAGATGCACGTCCGTGTATTTCAGCAATTGCGTGTCGTCGAGCTTGATTGAGAGGCTCATAAGATGGGCGTCCGTAGACTGTATTTCTCGATGATCGCCGCCAGGTTCGAGGAGCCGAGGTCCAGGTTGAGATATTGTACGGAGCCGTCGGCCACGGTGCGGCTCCGCACACCAATCAAGTTGTTTTCCCCCTTCGCCCGCACGGCCCATACCATTTCGATCGCGGCTTGCTCGAGATCGGCCGGAATGACGGAATAGCCGCCGCGATAGCGCAGCCGAATGTTCAGCGTCCCGCGCGGCAACGTGTAGTTGATGAATTTGATAATGCCCGCTTCGGCGTCATAGACGTCATAGAAGGCGGGGTCCAGCACGGGCTTATCCCAGACTCTCTGATTGTCGATTTGCACGTCTTGAATCGCGATAATCGGAGGACGTCCGACAATCAGTGCCGTGCGCCACTCATTGCCACTGTAGTATTCGACGATCGGCGTCGGGCCGGAATCGTCGAACTTGCGGTTGCATTCCTTTTCCAGCCACGCTTGCACGACGCCGATAATGCGCTCCAGCTCGGCATCATCGTCCTTGTTGTTGACATCCAGGCCGCGGAACTGCTTGCAGTTCGACACCGTGGTAATCATGCGCCACACTGTGCTCTATTCATCAACCTCGCCCACATACTCACCCAGTCCGGCCGCCTGACGAGCCTCGGCGACATATCGCTTGACAAGGCATTCCTCGCCCGCAGCCACATTGAATTCCGGCTCAATGACATTCCCTTCGCGGTCCTCCACGCGCGAGCCGGCCCAGGCCTGAGCCGTGCGGAAGCGGACCAAGTCGTCCGGGCTCCGTCGGCTCATGCTCTGCTCCTCCTGCTGCTCATCTTTGGATTTCTTTGCCATAGTCCCGCCCCCCTTTTGACGCGCTGGCGCGAGAGCGTGCGCGGGCGGCCCGGCTCTCCAGACCGCCAGCGCGATCACTCTTGCCAAACGGCGCGCCCTGCTTAGCTTGCGCTGTTGGCGTAATACTTGACCGGATTCGTGCCCGCGTCGATCAGATTGCCATCATATCGCGCGAAGGCAAAGAATCCGACTTGCAAATTGTCCGCGTAGCGCTCGTTCAGCCGCAGCAAAGTCACACCTTTGACCTGGCGCACTTTATACTTGTCCAGGGCGCCAAACAGAATGCTCTTGGCATTGGCTGCCATGACGGGCACGTCGTTGTTCACGACGATCGGATAGCCGAGCAACGTATCGGGCTGCCCCGCCTGCAGGCTCGGCTCCCAGAGCGGACGCCCTTGTGTATCCTTCAGCTTCCGAATGACCCTGATGGTGGCGTCATGCATCATCCACTTCGCCCCTGGCCGGTAGGCTGGGTCGACGGCATGCATCAAATCCACGAGATCGTCGTAGATCACTGAGGTCGTCTGACCCGTCGCACCGGTCTTGCCCAGAGCCGCAGCCGTGACAATTCCGGTCGGCTTGGCGGCACCGTCGCCGGTCGTGAAGTGAAGGTTCAGAATCCGGCCGAGGCGCTGCCCGGCGATGTCCGCCACCAGGTTCTCAATCGAGAAAAAGCTGTCTTGCATGAGCTGGAAGCTCACGGCGATCAGCTTGGACGTGTACATGTAGGCCTTCAGCGTCACGCTCCCAAACGTCATGTCCTGTGCGCTAATGGCCGTATTCTCCGTCAGGATCGCGCCAAGCTGCGTCGTGTCGTTGACCGTCGGCCACGGCAGATCCGCGCCGCTTGCGGTTTCCAACACCTCGGCGACGGAGAGCATGCCTCCCCAGAACTTGAGCGCGACCTCAAGGCGGTCGCTAAATTCCTGAGGCACCAAGAACCCGCCAGCTGCCGGCGTGCCGACACCTTGCGCTGCATAGATCGACGGGGCAAAGCCTGCCTGCGACAGAAGCAGCTTGCGGTCGGCATCCTGCAACGTTTCCATCCCGCCACGCATCCACGTCGCGAAGGCACGCGCATATCTGCGCTGGCGCTCCTGCTGCTCGTCGGGCGAAATGCTATCCAGGCCGGCACGCATTTCGACGCGCTCCTGTAAGGCCGCTTCCATCGCCATGAGTTTTTCCCACCGCTCAATCTCCACTTGCTTCTTGTCGGCGTCGGCCAGAATGGCATCAACCTGTGCCGCCTGCTCCGCCGTCATGTTGTCTGTCATCAAGGCTTGCGCCTTCTTCACTAACTCAACACGCTCAGCCCGTAGCTGCTTGACCTTGAGTAATGACATGCCACCCTCCTTATGTGTGTGACCGTGAAAGGCCGCCGCGCTCGACGAGCGCCAGCCGCCGCCGCATGATAGCGGCACGCCTGAGTCCCTCTTCTTGCACGCGCGCACGCTCCGAGGAACTCGACGCGACGAGCTGCGCGGGCACTCTGGAATAGGACGAGAGATCAAAGTGAATGCGCGCCTGCACGTCTCCGCCCGTCAGAATCTCGTCGGCCATCTTGGCCTCGACGGCCTCCTGCGCGGTAAACCACGTCTCGTCGTCCATCAGCTGCTGAATCTCCGATGCCGTCTTTCCCGTCCGTTTGACATAAATATCGCGGAGAGCCTCGCTGACCTTATCAAGCGTCTCCGCCATCTCACGCATCTCCTGCGCCGAGCCGAGCACGAAGCCCCAGGCGTTGTGAATCATCAGGAAGCTGGCTTCGTGCATGAGCACTTTGTCGCCGGCCAGCGCAATAATGGAGCCAATGGAGGCGGCAATGCCGTCGACCCTGGTCGTGATGTGCGCACCATGCGAGCGCAGCGCGTTATAGATGGACAAACCTTCGAAGACGTCGCCGCCGGGCGTATTGATCGAGACGGTAATGTGCCGAGCCTGAATCTCGTGGAGGCGCGCGACAAACTCCTTCGCCTCGACGCCTCCCCAGCCGATATAATCGTAAATCATCACGTGTGCGTCGTCACTCTCCGCCGCGGCCTGGATCTCAAACCAGCGTCGCGCGCCCGCGAGCATCTGCGTCCTGGTCATGTGTTGTCTCCCTCACTCTCTGCGCCCGTGTCGGCGGCACTGGAGGCCTCGCCGCGTGACGCGAAGGCGGCGCCGGCGCGTTCCAGCGGCACGAGATTCGCGTTGATGAAATAGCGATCGCCTCCGGGGATTCTCGGGAGGTCTTCTGCCGCACGAATTTCATTGATGGACAGCCAACCGTTTTGATGCCCGCTGGCATAATACGCGGCCCGCGCCTTGGAATCCCCGCGCAGCAGCCCCTGCGTTTTGAATTGACAGTAGAAGGGCGAGCGCGGAAACAGTTTGCGGTTGAGCTCCTGCTCGAACCGTACGAGCCAGGGCACGATGGTGAAGGTCAAGAAACCCAACAACATCTGCTCCACACCGGACCCCCAGCTCGTTTGCTTATCCGTGTGGCCGATCAGATGCGGCGGCACGCGAAAGAACCGTGCAATGTCCTCCACCTGAAAGCGGCGCGTCTCCAGGTATTGCGCGTCCTCCATCGTCATACTCACGACGGAGACGTCCATGCCTTCCTCGAGTAACAGCGTTTTGGCGACATTTGAGAGCCCAGCATGCTGCTCCTCAAACTGCGCCCTGAGCCGGTCTTGCGCCGGCTTGCTGATGTTTTTCGGATGCTTCAGCACCGTGCGGAGGCTCGCGCCATTGCTAAACACACGCCCGCCGTGCTCTTCAGTGGCCAGCGCCAGTCCAATGGCTTCACGCGCGGCGTGGCTAATGACCGAGAGCCCGCTGAGCCCGTCAAAGCTCAATCCAGGCACGTGCAGCATGTCGCTCTGGTCCAGCAGCTCGGAGCCGCCGCCCGGGAGATCGACCTTGTACAGGTTGCGGCCGTTGACACGGCGTGGATGCACGTAGCTGTAGGGAATGGGGAACAGGTCCAAGAGCGTGCCGCCCTGCGTCCGTCCGATGGCCGCATAGGCATTGCCACCGAGCAGGAGATTCGCCACGAGGAATTCGCGCCACACGGTGCTCGTCATCGCCGGGTTCGGCTCGTCATGGAGCAAGTAGTAGGCCGGATGATCCGGCGCCTCCACCGAATCGCCATTGACGCGACGGTAGACTTTGAGCGGCAGGCTGGCAATGGTTTGCGCGATCAGCGTGACGCAGGCATAGACGGCGCTCGTCCGCATCGCCGTTTCGGAATTGACGAACCGCCCCGCCTGTGTCGGACCGCCGTGGAAAAAATCAACCAGCCACGATGCCGGATTGGCGAGATTCGTCGATGGATTCTCGGGCGAGGCATTCGCAATGGCGAGCCTCTGCTGCGCCGGCTTCGTGCGTGTGAAGAACTCAAGGAGACGCATAAAAAAAGCCGTCGCAGTGGGAAGCCTTCCGGGCTTCCCTTGCGACGGCTCCGTTGGTGCCGGTTGGCGCGTCAGTCTCGGGGTCGATCCCCGCGTGCGCGGGGAAGAGCATCCACGTTGTCCGCTCGCAGCCGTCTCGTTTTGCGAGTGAGGCAATCGAGCGCTGTAATCTTATGCCCGTGGATTTTAATTGTCAAGATCCCATAACCATGCCGAAGGAGCCTCGTCAGTTCCGCCTCTGCATCCTCCCGCAGGAGATCGTCAGTGTGTGCCATGCCCCACGCCCTCCTTGTCGCCCGGCGACTGGCCCATGGCCAGCAGCCCACGCCTCTCATACACGGACTGACGCTGGCCGCCACGCATTTTCCGATCGAGCGCACAGAGGATGGCAATGATGCCATCAATCTTTCCCTGACTCTCAGCCTTATCCGGCTTCAAATTGCCCGCCGGGTCTTCGCGCACCGCGCAATTGCTCGCCATCCATCGCAGAATCGGGTGCCCGCCATGGCGGAGCTTCCTCAAGAGCAACAGCCGGTTCAGTTCCTTCATGGGCCCCGCCATACTGGCAAAGCCCATGCCCATGCCCACGACGACCATCCCCTCGTCCATCAGTTGCATGCTTAAGTGGTAGCCTTGGAACAGTCGATCGACGGCCAACTCACGGACTTCAAACTTCGCGGCGCTCGCAAGAATTTCCGCCTTGATGAACTCATAATCGATGGCATTGCCGGGTGTGATCCGCAACAGCCCCTGTGCGTGCCAGGCCTGATACTGCTCGCGGTATTTGTTGGTCTCATCGTAGAGCCGCGCCTCCGGACACCAGAATTGACAGCGCACGGTGAACAGGTCCTCGTCAAACACATCTTCAAACCCCAGCACATAGGCCGTCATATCCGACACGCTCGACAGATCGAGCCCGCCATAGCACGCTCGCCCGAGGAATTCGTCGTCCCGCACGGGTGGGCCCGCATTCTCATCCCATAACTCCATGTCGATCCACCGTTTGGTCTGCCTTGTCCAGACGTTGAGGTGGAGACGCAGAAATGCATTCTGGAAGCCGGGCAGCCGCGCCGCTTTTTGCGCCAGCTCTGAGAGGTGCTCGACCTTGACCGAGACGCCCAGATTCGGGTTGGACTTGCTCCACACTTCCGGATCTTGCCAGGCGTCCCCCGCATCGAGCGTCGCAATATAGGCCAAAAAGGACTCATCCTGGACATTGCCTGTCAGAATTTGCTCCGCATACTCGTGCAGCGCCCAGCACAGCGTGGCACGGTCGAACCCCGCCGTCGTGATGGCAAAGATGACCGGATGGCGCCGTGCCCCAATGGCCGTTTCGATTTTATCCCAGACGCCATAATGCTTGTGCGCGTGCACCTCGTCGATAATCGCCCCACTCACATTGAGCCCGTCCATGGTATCCTCGTCGGCACCGAGCGGTTCAAATTTCTGGTGGCGCGACTCGCGCACAATGACATCCTTGAGACACGTCAGATAAGACGTCAGCGAGGGCGACGCCTTGACCATCCGCATCGCTTCACCGTGCACGATCCTCGCCTGATCTTTTTTCGTCGCCGCGGCATACACCTCCGCGCCCACCTCGTCGTCAGCAAACGCCAGATAGAGGCCGATGCCCGCCGCCCACGTGCTCTTGCCGTTCTTGCGCGCCACCTCCACGTAGACTTTCTTGAAGCGGCGCCGTAAACCTTCCGGCGTCTCTCGATACCAACCGAACAGATTCCAGGTGACGAACTGCTGCCACGGCGAGAGCACCAGCTCCTTACCGGCCCACTCCCCTTTACTGTGCTTCAAGTATCGGAAGAAACGTGCCGCCTTTTCCGCTTTTTTGACATCAAAGACGAGGCCGCGAGCATCAGCCGTCTCGAGGTCGCGCACATAGCGCTCGACGGCCAGACGCACGAGACGTCCCGTCACAATGCGCCCGCCCAGCACACCATCGACATACTCGTCCACAGTCGTCTGTGCGAGGCGCTCAGCTAAAGAATTCACCGACGCCATCCTTCGTCGCTTGCGGCATCACCTTCGCACGGTGCGAACTGATCGGCGTCAATCCCAGCTCGACCAAGCACCGGCGGTAATCCTTGCGCAGTGCCGTGAGCAGATCGAACTCCATCACACGCTTTTCCACCGGCTGCCCCATGCTGCCCGTCTGACGATAGACGAGGCTCTTCTTCCGGGCAATGGCCCGCTCCAATTGCATCATCTGCGCATACGTATTACAGGCAATAATCAGAATGCCCATGTGCGCTTTCGTCAGCGTGCGCATGGAGAGCATGATGTCGCACAAATACCGCCAGTGCTGAAGCGCTTCGCCCTTCATGCTCGCCGGCGGATCGGGCGCGCCCAGTTCCAGCACTGATTCCGGCGCAATCCGCCGCTTGCCCCTATTCCCTTCCAGCCTCTTCTGCTCAGCCGTTTTCTTGACACTCACGTCTCACCCTCATATTTGTAGAACCGCCCCTCGTGGTCGTAGAAGCCCCAGTGGCGGCGACGCCTGCCCGTGAAGACGATCGTCCAGCACGTCGTGCCCGGCTCCACCCAGATCCGATGCCGCCATCGCTCAGCACGCAAGAGCACACGCCCGGCGCCATAATAGACGTGCTCCCACTGCTGCGGCGGCACACCTTGTGTGGTTTCGACATATCCGCCCTTCAGAATCAGACTCACGAACTGCCACGGATGATCATGCAGTCGCTCGTCCTTGTCGGGTCCCTGGAACCGATGGACGTAGAGGCCGCCATAGGGCGTCGAGAACCCCCAGCGCGTCATGTAATTGGTGCCAATCTTCTTGCCCCAACACCACACCCAACGCTTCTGTCTCATGTCTTTGGCTCCTCTTCGTGAAAAACGCCCCAATTCCACTGCGGTCGCGCAACCCGGGG